CGTGATTATGGGTTCGTTGTATCGGCTGAGTAAACGCCGCCCATCAGCGTAATATCGATTGACTGCAACTCACCGAGCGAAGCCGAGATGACTGGCAACGACTCTAGGTAACAGTTCGTCAATGTAAAGCCAGGGTTTGTTGCCGAGTCGACTGCCGAAGTTGGTTTGACGATGACGGTTGTTTTGGTGCCGACTAATGGTGCAAGTGTTGCGTAAGTGGCGCTGGCTGCGTATGAAAGAAAAAGAGTCAATGTGCATTCGTTGTCTTCGAGGCCAGCCGTAAAAGTGTTTGCTGTATCGCCGAAAACGGTGTCATTTAGTGCGGTCACGGTACGGGTCAAAGTGGCGCTTGTGCACCATCCGGTGAGTGCCGTGGATCCCAATGTGACTGTTGGATTTGAGAGGATAGTTGAGGTTGCCATGATTGCTCCTTGAGTTGTGGTTTTAGTTTGACATAGATTCGGGCGCTAGGTGTGGATTACGCCGTTTGGACTTCGGTTGCGACGGTCAGTTCGTATGCCGGCAGGACGGATCCGCCAATGTCGACGTTTGTGGGGCGGCCTGAGATGACGCCAATGTTAAGCGCGTATACCTGAGCCAGCATGTTGAGCAGCGACTTTTGGGCGTCTAGGTTGCCGGGGCCTAGGGTCACGATCTGGAGTGTGAAGGTGAGTTTGGCGATGTTGTAGTTGTAGCCGTCAATTGAGTCAATGTTGACGAACACGCATGGCGGAACGATGTTGCGCGGATCGTTTACAACTTGGAGCCCGACGACGGTTTGGAGTTTGGCGACTAGGTCGTCGTAGCCCTCATTGAATAAGTCGGTGTAGGTTGGGACTGGCACTAGGCAACCTGCGGTCGGTCAATGCCTAACAATTGGCGGATCATTCCGTTTAGTCCCATAACGGGAGCGGTTCCCATGGACTGAAAAGATGCAAAGGAATCCATGGATCCGCGTTGACGGTAGAGCGCGCCGCCGTACATGATCGTTCCAAGTTTGACATCTTGCGATGGGACAGTCGTAAGAGAATCGACATAGCCGGCTTCCATACGTCGACGCCAGCAGAACTGCGAAGCACTAGAAGCGCATATCGTCAAGAACGCTGCGTCGGCGCTTGTGGCCGTACCTATGCCGAGCCAGTCCTCAACGTCGGTTGCTGATATCCATGTGCAAGTCGGAGTCGATGTCAAGGTTCCAGACGCTGCGGTTCGCTCGACATCGGAAGCGGTTCTTGCGTATAGGACTTGGTTAGCGATTGGTACGTTGACGTCGTAGAGCAAGTCGCCTTCGGAATCTACGCCTTCGTACAAATATTGCGGAAGGGCGCGGATCGTGTAGGTGCCGTTAAACGTGGCGTCTACGCCTACAACCGTGATCGACTGGCCGACCTCCAACTCCGTCGGGGTAAGAAGTTGAAGGACGGCGAAGTCGTCTATGAGGTATTTGTTGGTGACGCTGTAAACAGCCATGAGCGGATGCTCCGCTCTCGACTAGGCCTGAGTGATCTTGCGGATCATTCCACCAATTGCGGCGAAGGTCGAGACGTAACCGTGGAAGGACATTGTGCGTCCCAAAGTTGACGGCACTTCAACGCTCATCAAGCCACGAATGGATTCGTAGAACTCAAATGCGTCGCCTTGGCCTTGGCCGACTCGGGTGATGATCATGGTCTTTGCAGCGAAGTTGCTGTCAACTACAAGTTGCAAGCCCATTGGGGTTCCGTTCCAAGATCCTGCGCTTGATGCTCCAAGTGCGTTCTGACCGGTGAGGCCTGCTCCGATGAATGGGAACAGCGGACGCTTGCTGGAGTCAACAAGTTGACCGAGTTGAGCCCATACGTCGACAGAGACGAACATGTGTGTCGGCATCCAGTTACGGTTTGCTGACACGTCGTTTGCTGCGTCGTAAACAGACTTTAACAAGTCTTCTGGAGTTCCGTCCCAGACGCCCGACGAGTTTGCTGCTGCAAGCAAGTTGTCTGCTGCCAAGTTGTCGGAAGCGATCATGTACTCGCCCATCAAGTCATTGAGGATTAGTTGCATCGCTGGACCTGACGTAAAGTCGATGTCCTGAATTGAGAGGGTCACTTGCCCGGCGAGGGTAGTCTTGCTGACCGAATTGGAGGCAATGACCATTGTTGTAGCCGATGCTGCGGTGAGTTCGCTTGACTGTGCAGCGACGCTTGTGTGCGTGGTGATCGTTGGACGAATGAAAGTCTTTGATGCTCCGCCGTCTGGATATGCGCGAGCGCCGAGTGCTTCCACGGTAGGCCTCACGAAGTTTAGATCCTGTACGAGCGGCAAGAGCACGGGAATTGGGAGCAAGCCGGGTGTGTCAGTAGTAAGCACATCGCCTGCTGCCGCTTGTAGCGCTGTGCGCTGTGATGCGCTGTACTCGGCGACTGCTTTGTTCATGTTCTTGAACGTGTCTCCGCCGATGTGATAAGCGGCCATAAAGTCGCCTGCGCTTGGCAACTTAAACTCGCGCTTTGGCTGCGCTGGAATTGCTGCGGTTGGAATGGTTGCTTCGACTACTGGTGTTTCTACTGATTCAGACATTGGGTTCTCCTGTTGAGGTTCTTGTTCTTCATTATTACTTATTTCTTCTTCGGGCTGGTGGATACTGGCCGCGACTTTTGTGATCTGCGCTGCGTCTCCGAATGCGCCGATGGGGACTAATGACAATTCCGTCCAAGAAGCTTCTTCGATGATCATTGTTCCATCGTCCGAATAAGAGAACTTGGTGGGGTTTATACCAACCGAGACTTGGTCGATGGTGCCATCGCTGGCCATAATGAGCGCGTCATTTCCGAGAGAAGTGGCGCTGATCTTGGCGGTGAAGAGCATGCCTTCTGGGGTGTCTACGCGTTCTGTGACTACGCCTACCGGCTGGGAAGCGTCGTGATACATGAAGAGTCGTGGGGCTTTGCCTTCGGTTGGGAGGGCGCCCGGCAAGATGCGGACGGTGGTTCCATCCGAGACGGTGGCGTCCACGTTGTACGGTGCGGCGATTCCTGAGATCGTTCGGCGTGGTGCGTCGCCTGCGGCGGCGTCAAGCGTGAAGTCTCCTGCAATTAGTTTGATCATCGGTTGGCTAATCCTTCTTGAGTGTTTTCTTGAATGGTTGGTTCGTCGGCTTTGTCGGCCATGTAGTTCTCTTCTAGATAGGACTCTGCGTCAAACTCGACGTAGGTTCCGCGTGGAAGAACTGAGTCCATTGAGAGCGCTGCGGCAATTGCTTCGGCGTACATTTTAAGTCCGAAGATATACAAGTCGGCGCGCGCTTGCTGAGATGATTGGTATGAATAAGATCCAGTTGAGACGCCTACAAGATATGGCGGCACGTTGCAAAGGCGAGCGGCTTCAAGGGCGCTGTAGTTTGCTGATTCAATAAGAAGCATTTTGTCTGGGCTCATTGTTGTCGGTTCGTAAGATAGAAACTCATTAAGCGCGGCCGTTTGATTTGTTGCGCGTGCAGCGTTAAACGATGCGGCAAGATCGGCTAGTTCTTGTGCGCTTAGCGGTTCGCCGCCAGTCTGTTTGAGTACGCCGGCTGGAATGCTGGAAGATGCGTTGCGTGTGCGTGCATCGTTGATTTTTAATGCAGTCTCGACGACTTGTGTTCCAGAATAAATTAGTCCTTGCGTCGGACTAAGAATCTGCACCAAGTTTGTCGGATCGATCTCGCCGCCTTGAAAATAAACTTGCTTCGACGGCGCAAACCAAACAGGGCCAGCCATGTCGGTCGTGGTAATTGAGCCGGCTGGAAGACGTGTGAACGATGCTGGGTAGCCGTCGGCGGTGCGTGATGTGATGTACCAGAACGCGCGGCCGAAGAAAAACAAGTCGTCAAACGTCCACGACATAAGAAAGTTGTAAGGCACTTCGGGATCTGGTCGGCGTAGCCATGATCGAGGAGCAAGGTAAACCTTTTCCATTTCATCGCCGTTCCACATTTCGGAATACATCTTGAGCGGCATGCATCCGATAACCGATGCCATAAGATCTCGCGAGCGATTTATGGCGGCTACCTGTACGGCACGGTTACGCGCTTCGCCTTCTTGGTAGGTGTAATACTGGCCGATCATATTGACGCCAGCGTTTTGGCTGGAGTAGCCCGGACTGAACGCGCCTGCGGCTGCGGCTTTTGCCGGCGGCGGCGAGATAGCAGCCTTGCTTACTTTGCGATCAAATAATCCCATCCCTAGAGCATGACACACTTGGCGCGTTTATGGTGGCAACCGCTCGGAGGCGTTTCCGATCCCGACGAAAGGTAGGGCTCACGAACGGCTGCCGAGAGGATGCTAGTTCGGGACGATGACTAGTGAAGGCTTTTGGGTGACTCGATTTTGTGAGGCCAATGTTGCCGACCAGATTAGGGTGCGGCACAACTCGATCGGGCCGGGTGACTTTTGGGATGAGACGGCGATGGAGCCTTGGGTGCGGACGAGGACGGCGCGTTGGACGTGTTCGGAGAGCATGGCTTCGCCCGTGTGAACGAGCCGCATTTCGTGGATCATGTTTTTGACTACGGGTGTGTACTTGAGAATCTCGCCGTATCCGACGACTATTCGGCGGCGGTCAAACGTGGCGGAGTTGACTAGCACGTCGATTGTCGGAGAGAACGCAAACTTAACGGCTGGGTCTTTAGCGATTTCGGCTAGGTGCTCCAGTAACTCCTTTTGTGTTTCTGCGGTAAAGGCAACAGAGTTGACGACGCGGCCATCGGGCAATGAGACGGATCGGGTGGCGAAGTAGCGGGTGTCGTCCATGGAGGCTTCTACGGCGACGACTCCGCCGGCAGGGACTTCTCCTTCGTAGAGCAAGTCGGGCCAGAGGCCGTGTGGGATCCAAGAGTTTGCGGACGCGACCCACATGTTTAGAGAGCCGCGCAAGAAGAGTGCTCGATCAGGGCCTTCGGATTCTTGGCGCAAAGTCTCAATCGTTAGGAAGTGTCCGATCGCTGGGTTGCCCCAATACCAAGAAGATTCCGCAAGCGGATCTAGTGATGGCTCTGGGCTCCATTCCCCGAAGTAGAACGACGAAGGCTTTTTGAGATCGATAAGCCGAAGCGCGTTCTCTCTATGCCTGATAAATAATCGGCTCGCTTCCGTGCCGGCCGTGCTGAACATGGCCGTTAAAGGCGAGCGCCTAGCGCGTTGAGCCGGCAAGAGTCCTGCTTCTACTTCGTCGGAGACATCAAACAATTCGTCGATGATTGCCAAGTCGATTGTCATGCCGTGGCCTACGGAGGGCCGTGCTGCTTTGACATACCATTTTGAGCCGTCTGGCATTGTGGCTTGATAACGGCCGTAGGACATAATGACCTTTGCGCCGCATCGTTTTTCTAGGATCGGTGCGATCTCTTCAAACAACATGCAAGCAAGATCGAGACGGTGCGAGAGTGAGACGACTGTTTGTCGTTGGCCACGGATCTTTGGCATCTCAATTAGCCAGAAGAGAATGAGCGCTTGGATGACTGTTGTCTTTCCGTTTTGACGGGCCACCGATACAAGGCTTGACCTATGCACAAGATCCTGATCCGCATTGAACGTAAGCATTTGATCCAATACATGCATCTGCCAAGGAAGCATCGTCAGCCCCAAGTACTCGGAGGCTATGTCCCCCACAATTGCCGCCCACGATCCGACCCCGTCGGAGCATCGTCCTACAACATTGGCTTCTTTGCGTCTTACACAGACGGGACTCGCAGAGCCCGTGCAATGACGCTTCCAGTTGTCGCAAGAAGTCGCGATCTTATTTGCACCACGATCTCAGGACTCAAACTAGAAATGTATCGAGAAATGTGGAACGGAGATGAGATGGAAGAAGTTCCACTTGCGCCGCGCTCATGGTTGTCACGAATTGACAAAGGCGTTCCAAACGACTTCATCCTAAGTTGGACAGCAGACGACCTTATCTTCGAAGGGCGAGCCTTCTGGTATGTAGACCCAAATGATCGCACCGCCGACGGCTACCCAAACAACTTCACCCGACTCCCTGCCGCCATGGTGCAAACACTCGATCAAGCCGGCCCGATCTGGTTCGGCCCATCCAAACAAATTGTATTTAACGGCGTCCAACTAGATCCGCGTGACGTCATCCAATTCATCTCGCCAATGCAATCGTTCAACTCTGCCGGCACACGCGCAGTTGAGACGGCGCTTCGTGTAGAAGAATCAAGGCTACGCGCAGCGCAATCAGTTTTGCCAAGCGGATATCTCAAACAAACTGGAGGGGAGCCGCTCAGTTCGGCCGAACTTAACGACCTTGCTCAACAATTTAACATTGCTCGCACGTCTGGAAACAACACGGCCGCGCTCAATGAGTTTATCGAATATGTCGCTACCGATGCCAGCCCAGATAAGCAAATGATGATTGAGTCCGCCGACTACTCCGCCCGAGACATTGGCCGCATTCTTGGCGTCCCATCTTTCCTTCTGTCGGTATCAATCGGCGCATATTCCTACCAATCCAGCCAGCAATCTCGCATTGATAACTGGACGTACGCGTGCTCACCGATAGCACAATGCATCGCTTCCACGTTGTCATCCGACAATGTTCTTCCGCGCGGAACCTTCGTCCGCTTTGACACTTCGGACTATCTCTCCGAGGCATACCTTGGTGGAGACATGCCAGACTCACGCGACATGCCAGAAGATTCAGATATCCCCCAAACACCAATCGCACGAAATTAGGATCACGCCATGATTAGATTCGGATCAGAAGCATTCACCATTGACGCGGCCGCAGGCGATACGCCACGCCGCACAATCTCGGGAATTGCCGTCAGATACAACACCCCAGCAAAAGTCTCGGACGGATCCATGGTGGCCTTTGCCCCCGGCTCCCTCCCAGTCGATGGCCGCGCACCCGTCCTTCAAATGTTTCACGACTCCAGCAAAGTAATTGGCACCGTCACCGAGCGCGTAGAGACCGAAGAAGGAATGCTCTTCTCCGCAAGAATTAGCGAAACCGTTCTCGGCTCAGAAGCTTTGGTGCTCGCCAGCGACGGCGCCCTCCGAGAAGTCTCAGTCGGAGTCACCCCGATTAAGTTCAAATACGACAAAGAAGGCGTCATGGTCGTCACGGCCGCACGTTGGGACGAACTTTCAGTCGTAGCCCAAGGCGCATTCGATGCTCCGATCTTGGAAGTCGCCGCGAGTATCCCACACGAAGAAGAAGAAATAAGTACTATTGAAGAAGAAGCACCTCAACAGGAGAACGAAACAATGAACGAAATAGTCGAAGCCCCAGCCGTAGTCGAAGCATCTGCCGCGACCCAAACCATTTTTGCATCTGCCAAGCGCGAATTCAAAATGCCAACAGCAGCCGAATACATCTCGGCATTCTTCGTTGGCGGAGATCAGTTCCACGCAATGCGCGAAGGCATTCAGGCCGCAGCACCAAACGTGCTCACCACCGACATTCCTGGCGTTCTTCCATTGCCAATCGTTCAGCCGGTATACAACAACTTCATCGGCCGTCGTCCAGTCATTGACGCGATCGGCGCAAAAGCGATGCCCCAAGGAGGCAAGGTTTTTATTAGGCCAGAGGTGACGACCCATGTTTCGATGGGCGTTCAGTCAACCGAGAACACCGCGCTAACGCAAGGCACTTTCGTTGTTACAGACAACCAAGTTACAAAAGGTACCTACGGTGGATATGTCACCCTCTCCGAACAATCAATCGACTGGAGTACACCCGAGATCATCTCGCTTGTCCTCGACGACATGGGTCGCATTTATGCAAACGCAACCGACAACGTCGCAGCAGACAACTTGGTAGCAGGAGCATCTGTCACTTCGGCATTCTCAGCAGCATCAGAAACCGATCCTTCCTACTGGCAGTCGTGGGTATCAGCAGCAGCAACAACGATCCTTTCCGGATCTAACGGCAACTTGCCTACACACATGTTCGTATCGCCAGACTTCTGGGGAACCCTCATGGGCCTTTCGGATACAGCCGATCGACCATTGTTCCCAGCAGTAGGCCCAATGAACGCTTACGGAAACTTGATGCCGGGACAACCAAACGGAATCGCATTCGGCTTGCAAGTAGTAGTTGATCGCAACTTCGCAGCGAACACCTTGATCGTTGGCGATGCATCTGGTTACGAAATCTTCGAGCAGCAGAAGGGCGCGATCTCGATCGACGTTCCATCAACGCTGTCGCGCACGATCGCCTTCCGTGGCTATCTTGCAACATTGATGATTGACCCAACCAAGTTCGTCAAAGCCGTCCGCGCATAATCTGAAAGGTAGGCCAAAATTATGGCCACTTATCAGGTCATCAGTAAGCAACTCACGTCGAACTACGCCGTCCTTCAACTTCTCACCCCTGCGGAGTTGGAGGTCGGCCAGTCGATCACCGTTGCCTCAGTAGACGCCACGTTCAACGGCACCTACACAATCCGAGCATTGCCCGATTACTACTTTGTAGGCGTTGACGACGAAGGCGATCTTGAATACAACCCCGGCATCACCATTCCGAACCAAGTTCTTTATGCCCGTACCGCGTCAGACGTAGCCCGTCAAGCCGCATCTGGAACCCTAACAGCGACCCCGACTTGCTCTTGGATCACGGCCACGGACATCGAGGATTGGTTAGGGATCGGCACGGCTACCGCAGCCGACGCTTCGTTTCTCACCATTTGCGCTTCTAGTTCGTCGCAATTCTGTTGGCGCCGAAGAATGGAAGCCGGCTATGTCGATTCCCTGACGACCGTTCCATCGCAAGATGTCAAACTTGGGACGATCATGTATGGCGGCGCGTTGTACCGTCAGCGCGGATCCATGGATTCATTCGCATCTTTTCAGTCGATGGGAACGGCTCCTGTCATGGGCCTCAATGGAATGATCCGTCAATTGCTAGGCATTGACCGTCCGCAGGTTGCCTAGTGCCAGTTCCTACCTACACCGACTTATTCAATGAAGGCTACGACGACCTAGTCGCCAAACTACAGACCGTCTCAGGGCTCCAAGTTGTAAACGATCCACGCAACATCGTTCCGCCATGCGTCTTTGTCAACATTGACTCAATCGACGGCTACAACTACAACATCGCCAAACTCACTTTCACACTCCAGATCGTGACACTAGGCCCCGGCAACCTAGACGCCCAGAAGTCGCTGCTCAACATGCTCGCTCAGGTGTACGCGCTCAACATCGGCATTGTTTCAGGCCGCCCCACAAACGTCGACATCGGCGGATCCGTCCTGCCCGCATACGAACTCACCGTCTCTACTCAAGTCCAAACGGCGTAATCCACACCTAGCGCCTGAATCTATGTCAAACTAAATCCACAACTCAAGGAGCAATCATGGCAACCTCAACTATCCTCTC